GTGATTGACATATCCTGTGCCTTGATGTCATCAACAGACAAGTCAGATGTCTGTGAGAGTAGGGCATAGAGTTCATCTTCGCATTTTGGAAGGTTTTCAATCACAAGGAATGTGATTTCAAGGAAGATGTCAATGCCAAGTTCTGTTGGATTGATTTCCTTACCACCTGATGCAATTCGTGAAATTATTGTCTTAATACCGCCGTTTTCCTGGAACTGTTTCAAGCCGAGTTTGCTTATAACCTTAAACATTGGGAATAAGTCAACTGTTGACAGTCTTCTGAATGTATAAGGTTTTTTGACCACTTCAGTCACTGTTGCTTCCTGTTCCATTGGTTCTGATATTTCTTTTTTTGTTCTCGCCATTGTTCAAATCTCCTTAACTTTTATATTATTTTTCTTCTTTTTTTGTGTTGTTTGATGCAGGAACTACACCAAGGATGGTGATATATCCACCTTTTTCAATAAGTTCATTGCATCTTTCAACAGTTACATCCCACACATCACCAGGAATGTGTTTTTTCCCAGTGTGCTTATCTGCGAATGTCTTCAGTGCTTTGACTTTTATCATCATTCAAGCCCCCTTAAACAATTACAGCTTCGGGATAGTAAATCTTGACCGGAAGTGTATCAAGATCACCCTGATTTTCTGCATAAGCTTCAAGTGTAAGCTTCAACACAGATGCTTCCTTGTTCTTGCCTTCAAGTTCAAAAGCAGACTTACAAAGTGAAGATTCAAAGATGATGATGATGTCTTTCTTTCCGTTTGCTGTTTTACCTACAAAACCGAAGTTGTCAATGTAGTCACCTTCTTCAATTGCAGGCTTATCAACATACATCTTATATCCTTCAGCATCAGATTCGCCTTCTTTGAAGTTTGTTGCCATCTTGATTGAATCACCTGAAAGTTCAGCAATGTTGACTTCCATGTTGGCTTTACCACCAGTTTTCACTGTCAAGCCCTTCACAAGCACCATTGCACCATCAAGTTCAATGTCAAGATATTCACCTTCAATTGCAACCTTGCCACCGCCTGATGTTGCACCAACACATGTGCCTGCCCATGTTTTGGACTGTGAATCCCACTTCAAGCCTTTGTGAAATGTACCAGCACCGAGAAGAATGTTTTCAGGTGTGGTTGTTGAAATTCCATGTTTTCCTGTTACCATTTAGAAATCCCCTTTCCATTGTTTGATTCGTAGGTTGATTTGGATTCTGTTGACCCCACCAACCCCTGTTTCAACAAAAAAAGCACCTTCATAGAAGCACACAATTGTGCCTTCTTCCGTTGAAGCCCTGAAGCCATAGGAAGGATGAAAGTGCTTTTTGATTTTGTTTTTTATTACTTCAAGGGAATATTTATCCCCTGTATGCCAGCCATTCAAAAAGAATGCCTGTTCTTCTTGTCCGTCTTCTGTGGTGATGCTTTCCGGTGAAGGAAGTTCACCCACAAAATACAGTGTTTTGTCTTCAGATGTCCATTCCCCGAATTCATAAGGAATCCCCAGGGCTGTCATCTGTTCATTCATAAATTGCAATACCATAATCACAACCCCTTCAAAGCATTCTGAAGTTTGTCTGTGACTGCTTTTTTCAATGAATTATATGCATTCCAGAAAGCCCTGGAAGGCTTTTTGCCCATTGTGAAGTGTCCATTGCCTTCTGCATCCTTATAGAACCAGCCACCTTTTCTGCCATTGCCTTCAAGGGCAAATTCACCAGTGCCGAATTCTTCCCAGATTGCATTTTCATGATTTGAACCGATATATGCAACATGTTCAGATTCAACCACTTTGTGCTGAAAGCTGTTCTTCGTCTGTCCAGTGTCAACCCTTGAATTCTGCTTTGTCTGGGATTCGATCTCACCAGCACATTCTTCAAGTGTTGCATTGATCTGATTGTCTATGACTTCCATCACTTCCAGTGTGTAGTCTTCAAATTTGACCTTTGACAACCTGACCACCCACTTTCTTCAAGTAGATTTCAAGCTGTTCATCTATTTCATCAGGATTGTCAATCAGCAGCACATCATATATGCTGCCTTTGATGACCATTCTGGTGTCCTGATCAGCCAGGGCATAGATGCCTGAATTGAAGTCACACAGAAAAACATGTGTGGATTCTTCCAGCTTTGTGTTGAATGTTGTTCTTTTGCTGTCACCAGACTGAAGCCCAAGCCATCCAACCTGACTGAAAGCATCCTGCCATGTGTTGACCGCTTCACCGATTGCATTTTTGCCTGATCCAGTCTTTGTCTGAATGATGCCTGTGATGTTTCCACCTATGTTTGCCATATGGTCAAAACCTCACTTTCCTGTACAGCTTGACACTGCTTAAAATGCCTACTGGATAACCATTGAACATTGAAGCACTGTCTTCATAAGTCACTGAATGTCTGGACAGGGTTTCAGATTTGATTCCGACTTTCGCCCTGTGGTTGATTTCCCATTCCATCAGGTTCACAGCACAGTCAATCACATCTTCGGGATATTTCACTCTGGTGATAAGCACATCATTTTCATCATCAATGTCTTCTTCAACACTGATGGTGTTGTCTGATACACTTGCCACTGTGAACAGCCCTGCATTCAAGCCTGATTCACTGATTTCCACAGTGTCACCAACCTTGAAGGGCATGTCATCCATAGAAACAAGAAGGCTGCCAACAATGTCAGCAGCCCTTCTGCATTCTCTGACCTGGAATGTGTTGTTTGTGTACTGTCTGATGGTCTGTTCAATTGCCTTCAGTTTTCGGACAATTCTTTCATCTGTCCAGTTTTTGCAGTCAATCAATGATTTTAATTCTTCGACAGAAATAATCATCAGGGAATCCCCCTTTCATTATTTCTTGAATGTTGCAAGAACTACCTTTGAAGCGTTTGAAAGAGCGGCAGTGTACATTTCATCAACAGAAATGATTGTCTTTCTTGCAAGTGTATCTCTTTCAGTTTCAAGGTTCACATTTCTTTTCATGTAGATTGTCAATGCTGGTGTGTCATCTTCTGTTTCTGCATCTTCGTTAAGTTTAACGATAGGGCAAACATAGCCTGTGCCACCTTCATTTTCAGGCACTTTCTTTGAAACTACAACTTCACAATTGCAGATTTTGCCGATTGCACCAGTCACAATCAATGATTCAGCAATTTTGTCTGCTGCAATGAAGTCTGCATCCTTACGAAGTGCAGCCATCTGTTTTGGATGAATGAAGATAACCTTTGCAGAATTGAATTCTTCTTCAAAGATGTCAATTGCATCAACAATGCCAGCATAGCCAATTGCCTTTGCAGAGCCATCATATTTGAGCTGTGCAGTCTGAAGTGCATCCATAGCATCTGCATCAACTTTTGATGCAATAGCTTTTGAAAGCTGGTTGTTTGTTTCACCAACAGGGTCACCATAACCGGAAAGAACTGCTTCATCTGTAAGTTCAACAGCCTTCATTGCTTTCTTTACTGTTGCAGTTGTTGAATCTGCTGTAAGCAGAACTGTTCCGCATGCAACACCTTCAGCCACATCTTCTGCATCCCCGATATAAGAGAATCTTGGAACTGTGATTGTGTCACCAGCATTTGCTGCTGTGAGAGTAGTGTCAACCTTTGCAAAAGGTGTCACCACGATTTTTGAACCGATTTTTGCAGATATAGCATCAGCCATAACTTCTGCATCAATTAAGTTTTCAAGTTTTGTCATTGCCATAGTATTTCACCATACCTTTCATTATTCTGTTGCTTTGCCTGTCATCTGTGCATAGACTTCAGGCTGTTCTTGTTTGAGTTTCAAGCGGTTCTGATAGCCCATTTTGTCAAATGCTTCTTTTGTGATTGTTGACTTTCTGGGTTCACCGCCTGGAAGTGGTTGCGGGTCAATGATCTGACCGCCTTTCACAGCTTCAAATTGGGCAGGGAACTGTGTCTTCAATCCTGCAATCTTGTCATCAATGCCTTTGATATGACCATCTTCGCCAAGTTCAAGCTCACCTTTTTCCTTCAGCTTAAATGTCATATAGTCCACATCAGATGCTTTTGCAGCTAACAAAGCCACTTTGATTTCAGATTCAAGCTGTGTCTGCTTCAACTGTTCCTGAAGCTGTGCAATCTGTCCTTCATAGGCTGTGATTTGCCCCTGAAGTTCTTCATTGCCTTTTGCACCTTTCTTCAGCTGTTCAATAAGTGTCTGTGCTTCTGCATGTTGTGATGTCAGGTTGTCATGTTCACCCTTCAATTTGCCATATCTGATGTCAAGATTTTCTTCCCCAGCGGTGAAGATTTTATTCTGCTTCATTTCGCCTGTGATGGTGGAAATCTGTTCATCAGACAGCCCCTGTGATTTCAATATTTCTTCTAATGTCATTTGATTTTTGCCCCTTTCTTACGATTTTTACATGTTCGCCATGAATTGATAGGTTGTTGATGTTTTACATCTTCACAGATGAATTTTGACATAGAAAAAGGACACCTTTTGAAGATGTCCTGTGGGTAGTTTTAAGACTTGCCCAGGTCAATTGTTCACTTTTATTCAATTTCAGCCCAGTATGCAGGATAATCTTTTGGATTCCATACACACACAGTGCCTTCAGGTGCAGTGCATTCATAGTTTTTGCCATCAAAGCTGATTCTGTCACCGCCATAGTACCATTTACCGGATGCAAATTCAGGATATGTTGCTTCTGATCCTTCAGGTGCTTCTTCCGGTGCTGATTCTTCATCATTTTCCAGAAGTGCTTCAAGCTTCAGAATTCGCTTTTCAAGGTCAATAAGCTTCTGAATGACATCTGTGCTGTGTTCCGCTTTTGCATTGCTCTGTGCAAGGTTTTGAAGCTCCTGGCACTGTTCTTCAGTGATGTCACCCATGATGTAGGATGTCTTGATCTTGTCCAGTATGTCAGGAAGGTCAAATTTGCCCCTGTCAATAACACTTTTAAAGATATTGAACATTTTTCATTCCCCCCTTTATGAGTTGTTTACAATTACAGATGCAAGTTCTGCGAATTTGTTGTCAATGTATGTCTTTGTGTCTGCCACATAGTCCGCTTCAATGTGTGCATCAGCATCATTGATGATAGTGGTCACAGGCTTGTGTGTTTTCATAGCCTTATATGCAGCAATTTCTTCTTCTGTCAGTGATGTTTCAATGGGTTCTGCAAGTTCATACAATATTGCATTTTTTTCATCCTGAAGAATTGCAAGCGTTTCTTCACTGCTGGTGAATCGTGAATCAGTCACAACAATTGTTTCAGCAATGCAATATATATTGTTGTTTTTATCACTCCAACCCTTTGCAATATACCTTTCAGACAACACTGCACTATCCCTTTTCAAATTCGAGGGCTTTATTGTGTGATATATCTGACCATTTGCATGAGAAGAACATGCACTTCCTAATGTACCATCATCAACAATCTTCTTCACCCTTTGAATATAGACACCCTTTTCACAATCCACTTCATCAGCCATCCACATCTGACCGCTTTCATCAGTGTAATTGCCCCCAGATTCGACTGGAATTCCTGGCAGTCCGTTTGGTGTGGAAAAGATTGCTGTCTTTGGTTCAGCATCACCGCCAGCGACTGTCAGAACAACACTTCCACCACCTGCAATTGTATTCAATGCCTGTGGATATTCAGGTGATGGGGAAGGTGCAAGTCCTGTGTAGGGTTCATAAGGAACATCTGATGTTGATATCATAATATTTGAGAAATCAACATAATCACCAACTTGCCATCCAACGGAAGATGATGAATTATAGTAAAACAAAATTCTTATCTCGTCATAATTAGTAATATGAGCTTCAGTAAGTTTAACTGCACATCTTGCTTTTCCAGTATTATTGGAATCTATATTCGAAATAATTGTTACACCTTTTTTTGTTGTAGTGTTGTATGCATATAGTGCTAAGCCAGGAACATTACCCTCATCACCTTTAGCTATGTTTGCAGTAGCATAAAGCACCTTTCCAACTTCTAATGAAGCGGTTTTTATTACAAATACATTCGCATTCATATAGTCTGACGGATTATTCACAGATACTCTTATCGCACCCTCTCCACGTGTTTCAGCAATACATCTATTACCTTGAGAAGTGTAACTGAAATCATAAGCATCAAAGAGATTCGCACCGCTTGTCTTCACCTGGTCTGTTCTTCCGTATATCTTCAAGCCCTTGAAATTCGTTTCTGAAGCACTGTCTGTCACAGTGGGATATTTCCCTTCTGCTTTGGAAATAATCGCCCTGGCATTGATTTCTGCAATCTCTGCCACACTCTGGGCTGCTTTTCTGCTTGCTTCCCTGACTGCATCACCAGCTGAATCAAATGTGTTGCCTTCATGGTCAACCCTGATGTCAATAAGTTCAGCATCTGCTGTGGTGCTTCCTTCATTGAGCTTCCCGAAGTTGTCCACCTTTGCCTTCATCAGATTGTGTTCTTCTGTCAGGGTTTCAATGTTCTGTGTGTTCTTCTGAATCTGCACCAGGTCAACCTGGGATGCAACTTCATCATCAATCCAGCCCTTCAATTCTGCCTTCAGTTCGGTTTTCCACTGTTCAATGATGTCAATATACTTTTCATCATCAATGATGTCAGAACAGTCCATTCCTTCGCCCACAGATATGCCTGAAAAGATGGCTGTGTTCCATTCATAGTCAACAGTGATTCCATCTTCAGCAAAGCACACAAAGCGGATCAGAAAAGAAAGCTTTCCGGTGTGGGCTGTTGCTGCCTTTGTCAAAAGCCATGAGC